CCATCGTCTGGGCGATCCGCTCGGACGGCATGTTGCTCGGCCTGACCTACGTGCGCGAGCAGGAGGTCTGGGGCTGGCACCGGCACGACACCGGAGCGGATGGACATTTCGAGCACGTCTGCGTCGTGCCGGAACCGCTGGAGGATGCGTGCTACGTGATCGTGCGGCGCACCATCGACGGCGAGGAGGTGCGCTACATCGAACGCCTCGAGCGCCGCGCCGGGCCGGACCCGTTCAATGCGTTCACCGAGGCGTTCTTCGTGGACTCCGGCCTGACCTACCGAGGCACGCCGGTCGCGACCATCGACGGACTGGATCACCTGGAGGGCCAGGTGGTCGCGCTGGTCGGAGACGGCGTCGTCGTCTTCAACGGTGATCCCAGTTCGCCGCTCGCGCCGACCTACACGGTCGTGGACGGCAGCGTCACGCTGCCGGCTCCGGCGTCGATCATCCATGCCGGACTGCCGATCCGCTTCGCGGAGATCGAGACGCTCGACCTCGACGTGCAGGGCTCGGCGGTGCGCGACAAGAAGAAACGGGTCGGGAGCGTGACGGTGCTGGTCGAGGCGTCGTCGCGCAACTTCTGGGCGGGCAGCGACCGCGCGCATCTCACCCAGGTCAAGCTGCCGACGTTCGCGGTCGCGGACGACCCGGCGCATACCGGCCCGGTCGAGATGAACATCTTGTCGCGCTTCAACGACCACGGGCGCATCGTGATCCGCCAGACAGAGCCGGTGCCGCTGACCATCCTCGGCGTGATTCCGAATATCGAAGTGGGAGGCTGACCGTGTCTGACCTGGTGAGCATGAAACTCAGCGCGAAGGACCGCGACAAGCTCGCGCCGCAGCCGTCGCTGGTCGAGAAGGACGACCGGCCGCGCTATCCCTACGGGCTGCAGATCAACATGGACGACGACACGCTCGACAAGCTAAAGCTCGCCACGCTGCCGAAGGTCGGCACGAAGCTGACGCTGGTCGCGCTGGTCGAAGTCACGAGCGTGTCCAGCCATCAGTCCACCGACTCGGACAAACATCAGAACGTCGGGCTGCAGATCACCGAGTGCTGTCTGGAGCCGGCGGCCACACTCGCGAAGGTCGAGGACGCGCTCTACGGCGAGGAGGAGAACGAATGATCCTCGACACCGCGATCGGCGTGCAGCGCACGCTCGACGGTCGTCGCCTCACCGCGATTGCGAATCATCCCGACGTGCGCCCGTGGCTCGGCGGCGGCGACGAGCCCATCGACATGGTGCCGCTGGTCGAGAACCCCGGCAACCTCACCTTTGAGACGGCGTCCGGCGGCGTCCTCTGCGTCGGGCTCGGCGCGGGCCGCTATGACGTGCATTCGATGTTCCTGCCGGACGGGCGCGGCGCGGAGGCGCTCGACGCGATGACCGCCGTCGCCGACTACAAGTTCACGACGACCGACTGCATCGAAGGGCGCACGACGGTGCCGATGCTGAACCGGGCGGCGCTCGTCGCGGCGCGGCGCGCCGGTTTTGAGCAGCGGTATACGAGTCAGATCCCGTGGGGCACCAGCTACGTCGAGGCGGAGTTCTACGCCCTGAGCCTCGAGCGGTGGGCGCTGCGCTCGCCGCTGACGCTGCGGTGGGGGCAGGACTTCCATGTGCGGCTGGAGGCGGCGAAGCACGCCGCCGGGTCGGCGCGCGTCGTCCATGCCGACGATCCCGTCCACGACCACATCGTCGGCGCGACGGCGCTGATGGCGCAGCGCGGCCTGGTCAACAAGGCGGTCAACTTCTACAACGTCTGGGCGACGTGCGGCACCTACGCGCCCATCCAGTTGCTGCGCGTGCTCCCGACCATCCTCGACGTGCAGGACGCGATCATCGAAGTCACCGCGACCGGGATGGAGGTGCTCAAGTGCCGGTAACGCTGACCGTCATTGCCATCGGCGGCATGGTCGCGAGCGCCTACAAGGGCTACAAGGAAGGTCAGGCGGCAAAGAAGCAGGGCGCGGCGGAGCAGGAGGCGGCGAACAGCCAGGCCGACCTCTCCGACTACAACGCCGCCGTCGCGGACCTCCAGGCGACGGACGCGACCGCGCGCGGGGCGGAGCAGGAGTCGCGCTTCCGCGCCGGCATTCGCGGCATGGTCGGCGCGCAGCGCAGCGGGTTCGCCGCTGGCAACATCGATGTCGGCTACGGCAGCGCGGTCGATGTCCAGGCCGACACCGCCTACACGGGCGAACTGGACGCGCAGACGATCAAGGTCAACGCGCAGCGCGAGGCGTGGGGGTTCAAGGTGCAAGCGGTCGATCTCCGCAAGCGGGCCGACATCGCGCGCAAGACCGGCGTCTACGCGGAGCAAGCCGGCCGTGAGCGTGCGACCGGCGCGTATATCGGCGCGGCGGCGTCCATTGCCCAGCAGGGCGCGAGTCTCTACACCGCCAAATACGGGATCCGCTAATGCCGATGGTGCCACGCGCGCCCGGTCGTCAGGTCGGCACCGACCCCCTGCTCGGCGTTCGCAAGACCGCCGCCGAGACACCGCTGTCGATGGGCGCGGGCCTCGCCGAGGCGCAAGGCCAGACCGCCGACGCCGTCGGCCGGCTGGGCCAGACCGTCACCGCCATCGCCACGCGCCAGGTCGCGGAGCAGCACGAGCGCGAACTGCAGCGGCAGGATGATGTGGTGGACGTCGCGGCCACGAACCGGGTGAGCGATTTTCTCCATGCGGAGTTGAATGACACGACGACCGGCGCGTTCCATACCGTCAGGGGCAAGGACGCGCTCGGCCTGACCGAGGCGAAGACGGCGCGCTTCGATGAGTTCGCCGGCACGCTGCGCGAAGGCAAGACGCCGCGGCAACTCGCGCGCCTCGACAAGATGCTGGCCGGGCAGCGCGCGTCGATGGTCCGCATGACGGACGACTACGCCGGGCAGCAGATGGAAACCTACGCGACCGGCGAATACCAGGGTGCGGTGAAAAACTCGATCCGCGACGGCATCGTCAACGCGGCGGAACACCCGTTCAAGATCGGCGAGGCGCTCCAGCAGACCGACGACATCATCACGAAATACGCGGCGCACAAAGGCTGGGGGCCGGACCAGCGTAAGGAGATGCTCGCCGAGGCGCACAGTCAGATCCACGCGGGCGTGATCGATGAGCAACTGGCGCAGGGGCACGACGAGGACGCCGCGTTCTACTTCAAGCACATGGCGGCGGCCGAGTTGCTGCCGGAGGAGAAGCGCCGGCTGGAAGTCAAGCTGGAGGTCGCGACGACGCTCGGCCAGGGACTGCGCGCCAGCAACGCGGTCTGGGCGGCGATGGGACCAAAGGCCGACGACGAGCCGATCAACGTGGACAAGATTCAGGAGGCGATCAACGAGAAGTATGCGGACCAGCCGAAGGTGCGGGAGGCGGCGCTGCAGAACCTGCGCGAGCGCAAGTCCGCGACCGACGCCGGCCGCGCCTCGCGCGCCGAGGCGATCACGGCCAAGCTCGCGAAAGCCGTGCTCGACGGCAAGACGCTGGGCGAGATGCAGCGCATGGACGAGTTCCTGAACGCGCCGGCTACCGTGCGGAAGACCTTCACCGACTACATGGTGCGCGAGCAGGAGCACGCCGCCGACCGCAGCGACCGCGTCGAGGACCGTGCCTACCGCGACGAAGAGCGCGTCTTTACGCGCGGGCAGCACGAGCGCACGCTCAAGGCGCAGCGCGAAGAGACGACCGGCTGGGCGACCTACTGGGACAAGTCGAACCCGACCACGCTCGCCGCGATGACCGAAGACCAGATCATGTCGCTGCTGCCGGAGATCGGCCAGCCGCGCGTCAATGCGCTGATGGAAGGACGCCGCCGGCTGCAAGCGTCGGCTGACGCGGTGAAGACCGCGACGATCGACGAGAGTCTCTTCCGCCAGATCGCGGATGGCGCGGGCTACGCGGGCGCGCACAAGACCAAGGCGAGCGACGACGAGAAGGCGGAACTGGGCGCGCTGAAGAGCGACGTCCTCGCGGTCATCGCGGAACGGGAAACGGGCAACAAGAAACTCTCGCGCGACGAGAAAGCCCAGATCATGCACAGCATGGTCGATCAGAAAGTGATGGTATCGCGCTGGTTCGGGTATAGCTCGACGGAGCAGGGCGCCCGCCTGGTGCAGAGCCCGGAGAGTCGCGAGAAGGCGTTCGTGCCGCTGACCAGCATTCCGCAACCCAACATCACCGAAGCCGTCAACATCCTGCGCGCGAATGACCCCCGGCTGCAGCGCCCCGTCTTCAAGCCGGCGGACATCGTCAAGCTGTATCAGGACCGCATCCAGCGCGCCTACGCGGCGGACGTGCTCGGCATGGGCAAGGCGGAAGTCTACCGCCGCCTCCGGGGCGAATGATGGACGAGGAGGAGCAGACCTTTTCGGTCTTCAGCGACCCGGCCCTGACCAAGCCGACGGCGGGCGCACGCCCGTTTGAGAGCGGCACGCTCCCGGCCCCCGCCTCGGAGCGCGTGTTCTCCGCGCCGGAACAGCCGGCGAAGCTGCAGGACGCCGCGAAGCGCGCCGCCGCGATGCCGCCGGAGAAAGCCGCGCGCATCCTGACGCAGTCGCGGCGCACCGGGTTCCCGACCGACCTGGTCGAGCGCAACCTCGACGCCATCGAACAGCAGACCAAAGCCGTGGACTTCGACGTCGAGAAGTATCGCGCCGAGAGTCCGCTGCTCGCCGACTGGCTGACCGCGCACCCGATCAACCTCGCCGTCGCGCAGGACGATCTGCGCCCGCTCAGTGCCATCGAGACGGCGATGCGCTTCGCCTCCAACGCGACCGGCATCACGGCCGGCGGCCTCTACAAAGGGCTCGACCTCGGCGCGTGGTCCGCGCTGGAAGCGGTCGGCGCGGGCCTCAAGCTGCCGTGGCTGGAAGACTTCGGCAAGCGGCAGAACGAAGTCGCGGAAGCGACCAAGCGTGGCCTGACGGGCGAGCAGCGGGG